TTTATTTGTATGTTGCGATAACTTTGCTTGGGTGGGATATTAATTTCTTTTTAAAATCAACGCCCAACTTGTGGCTTAAGAGCTATATTCAATGGCTAGAATCGAATACAGATTTTGAAGCAGCAGAATCAATCACGCTTGATAAATCGCCATTTTGGTAGAAAGGAGTATAAATGGGAAAAACAAAAGAATCTGATGTTGTACTTAATTTTAAAATGGATGGTCAAATCCAGTATGCTCAAACTATCAAAGAAATTAATCAAGTAATGAATACCGCTGCTTTAGAATATAAAAATCACGTCTCAGCAATGGGGAATGATGCAACAGCAACTGAAAAGCTGACAGCCTCTAAGAAAAAACTTGAAATACAACTTGAAGGTGCCGAGAAGCGGACGCAAATGCTGCGAGAGGAGTATGAAAAATCAGTCAAAGAGACAGGTGCATATTCTGAACAGTCAAATAAGCTCTACAAACAGCTTGTTAATTCCGAAACTGGCGAAAATAAGTTAAAAAATGCTTTGGATCAGACAAATGACGCATTGAAGGAACAAGGAAATGTGTCAATTGATACTGCTAAAAAACTTGAAAAAATTGAAGAGGCTGGAGGCAAAGTAAAAGGTGTTGGTCAGAAACTTTCTGTGGGAATATCTGCTCCTATTATGGCTGCAGGCGCTGCAGGATTGGCAGCGTTTAATGATATTGATGAACAACTAGATGGTATTATCTCAAAAACAGGAGCAACTGGCGATGAAGCTGATAGCTTAGCGGAATCATTTGAAAATGTTGGGAGTAATACGCATTTAGGTCTAGATGTTGTAGGCGATGCGATTGGGTCTGTTAGACAGCAATTAGGACTTTTAGGACCAGAGCTAGAGCAAAATGCTGACTATGCTATGAAATTTGCTGAAATTAATGATTCGGATGTCTCTACAAGTGTTGAAAATGCGAAGCAAGCATTAGATGCTTATAATTTGAGCAACAAAGATTTTCAATCAGTACTTGATGCAACTACATTAGCATCACAGAAAACAGGTGTATCAGTTGATGATTTGTTTAAAAAATCTGTAGAGGGAGCTCCTCAAATAAAAGCACTTGGACTATCGTATTCAGAGGGAGCAATGTTACTTGGTCAGCTTGAAAAAGCTGGTGTAGATTCATCTGCAACACTTGGTAGTTTATCAAAAGCAAGTGTGGCATATGCTAAGCAAGGAAAAAGTCTCTCTGATGGATTGAACGAAACGCAAAAATCAATTTTAGGCGCAAAAGATCAGACTGAGGCGCTAACGATTGCGAGCGAAGTATTTGGGACAAAAGGGGCTGTGAGGATGGTTGAGGCGATACAGCGTGGAACGCTTGACTTAAACCAATTAAGTGACGCGTCTGAAAATAGCGCTGGTGTCGTCGGAAAAACATTTGACGCAACACTAGATCCAATTGATAAAGCTAATCAAGCAATGAATCAGGCGAAATTCGCACTTGCTGATATCGGCGAACAAGTGCAAATTGCGCTATTACCAACATTTGAAGCAGCAATTTCACTTCTGACAAGATTTAAAGATTGGTTTTCATCTCTATCTCCAGAAACACAGCAGATGATTGTCAGAATCGCTTTAGTTGTCGCGGCTATAGGACCACTATTGGTCATTATCGGTACGTTGATGGGGTCAATCACAAAAATTGTGGGTGGTGTCAAGGCTGTGCAAGGTGTTTTTAGCGCTTTAAAGGCAACAATGGCAGCAAATCCTTTTATAGCGACTATCGTTGTGATAAGCGCATTAGTTGCTGCTTTTATCTGGGCATATCAAAATATTGAATGGTTCAGAAATGGCGTAAATGCGTTTATGGGTGGTGTAAAAGACATTTTTGTACAAGGATTTAACTTTTTAACTGGATATTTAGGCAGCGTTTTTGGTGGAATTGAGCAAAATTTCAATAATTTTCTAAGTGCAGGACAACGAGTATTCAATGGCTTTGTAGACTTTATCACTGGCGTATTTTCTGGAAACTGGCAACAAGCATGGACTGGTATTGTCAATATTTTTGGTGGCATATTTGATGGAATTGTTGCTTTTGCCAAAGCTCCGCTTAATCTTTTGATTGGCTTAATCAATGGTGTAATTGGCGGCTTAAATAAAATCAAATTGCCTAAATGGGTGCCTGGTATCGGCGGCAAAGGGATTAGCATTGATAAGATTCCATATTTGGCTAATGGCGGACACTTAATCAATGGACAAGCTGTTGTAGGAGAAGCAGGGCCGGAGTTGTTATCTACGCAAGGTGGAAAAACAACTGTTACGCCACTATCTGACGAAGAGAAACGCAAAGGTATTGGTGGTAAAGTTCAAGGAAGTGTTACAGTTGAACAACATAATCATTTTGGGAAAGTAGATGCTAACAATCCCAGTGAATTAGCCAAAATGAATCGTCAATTGAAGCAAGCATCAGTGCAAGCGATAATAGCGAAAGGAGGAATCCCGATTTGACAGATTTTTTATCAAATGACAAACCAAATTTCATGTTTAACGGCATCAATGCATTAATCGATATGGGGTGTATTATCGAAAAGGAATTGCCTGATGTTACAGCGCAGCCAAATATCGAGGAAATATCAGTATTGGGTAGAAGTGGGTCATTATTAGAATGGTATGGTGATTACAAATCATATGATTTACCTGTCGGAACTGTCACAATTCCATATGAAAATTTAGAGGAAGTGAAGAGATGGCTTTCCGGTGGTGGGAAATTAATTACTCACAATGATATTGATAAAGTAATTGATGCAACTGTTTCATTTTCAAATGCTATAACTTTTGAGAATGAGTGGGGAGTATTCTACAATTTCTCTCTGACGTTCCATTGTCAACCGTTGAAACATAAATCTAATGAGCAATCCATTGAATTACATTCAAAAAACAATTTATTCAATCCGGGATCGGTACCCTCCTATCCAATCATCTATTTTGAAACAGGTGGTGGAAATTTCGAAATAGCATGCAACGATGTTTCTTTAAAGATTCCCAGCATGCTAAATGGAAGTGTGACAATAGACTGTGAAAAAGGGTTTGTCGTCCAAAACAGCAGACAACTTAGAACGACAGGTGAATGGCCAGAAATACTACCAGGTAAAAATACCATATCGGTAACTGGTAATTATTCAGATGCTGAAATATTATTGAGGAGCGCGTGGACGTGATCAAGAAAATTTATTTATATGAACAAATGCCGAGTGATATCGAAGAAAACGGTATGCCAATAAATGATTGGCGAGATTTACCTGAAATAACTAGGATTATCAATAGCACATTCTCTTTTTATGGCAACTATCAGCATGAAGGTGTGAATGCAAAATTGATAAAACGAGAAATGTTCATCAAGGCTTTTACAGAGAATGGGACATATCAATATTTCAGAATCAAAACTGCCAAAAAAAACTTATCGGGAATTACAATTACTGCGACACATATCGGGTATGAGGCAAATCGTAATTTTATTCAATCGGCCTATATTGATAATGGCAACGGAAAACAGATAATGGACAAACTAAAAGAAAGTTTAGCATTTGACCAAAAATTTAGTTATGAATCCGATGTTACTACTTATCATCAATTTTCTGCTAAACAAGTTAATCCAATTGAAGCAATCATCGGTAGCAATAATGGGAATCAGAATTTAGCTGGCGTTTGCGATGCTGAACTTGATATTGACAATTACACTTTGATACTCAGAGAAAGAATAGGCGATGATAATGGTTTCCGTATTGACTTCGGGAAAAATCTTGCTTCCATTGAAGAAACAATCGATGACTCATCTGTTGTGAATCGACTGTATTTAATAGGTGGTGTGCCCGAGGACACAAATTATGATGCTGATCAAGAGCCAATCACATATGCTTATTTAAGTGTTTCTGGTGTTACTGAGGAAAATGTCCAAATTGGTAAAAGAGAAAACGGGGATTGTAAAACCGTTGAAGATCTTAAAAAATGGGGTCAATCTCTATTTGACAAAGACAGAATCCATGAGCCAAAAGTGACACATGAAGTTGATATGGTTATGCTTGAAAACACAATTGAGTATAGAGGATTATATGAAAATATGATGTCTTTGAGGTTTGGCGATACTGCCTATATTTCTTTGAAATCATTGGATATAGAAGCCAAGGAACGTATGATTGAGTATGTCTGGTACCCGACAATCTGTAAATATAAGTCAATTGTTTTAGGCAATGACTTAGGAATGTATACTTCAAGTATTGAAACACAGGTAACCAATGTCAGAAAAAATCTTGAAACAAGGTCTGATGAACTGATCAACGCCGTCATCAATGCAACTAACTGGATAACAGGCAGCAAAGGCGGCTATGTTCGTATGCGGCCTAAGAATGCACCTTCTGAAATTTTAATCATGGATAAACCAGACGTTGCAGATGCTAAGAAAGTTTGGAGGTGGAATCTTGGTGGACTTGGATATTCAAGCACAGGAGTTAATGGTCCATACGGTACAGCGATAACTCAGGATGGTGTGATTGTAGCTGATTTCATAAAAGCAGGAACTATGCGAGGAGATAGAATACGAGGAGGAAAATTCTTAGTAGGAGGAATAAATAATACAAAAAATAG